CAGACATGATGGGTACGTTGAACTCCACAGCCAGTCCTCGTAGTTCTTCGGCAATTGCTTTAACAAACGTGTAAGAGTTGACAATTGTCCCCTTGTACCTAGAACTGCTGCAGATATTTAGATAGTCGATAAAGATGATGTCTGGTCGGAATCCTTTCTTCAAAGATAATTCATTGAGAAGTGCTTTGAAATGTCCAGCATGTGCAGATGCTGTTGGATACTCTTTGATGATAAGTTTACCTACTGTTTTTTGAGCAAGTTTAACAATTTTAGATTCATATAACTGCTTCGGAATATCTGCTAATTGTTGAATAGGAACATTTAACAAGTTAGCATCAATACGTTCTGCAATTCTTTCCTCTGCCATTTCAAGAGTAATGTAGAGTACATTCTTACCTTGTAGTAAAACCGAACTAGCAACATGACACATGAAGAGAGATTTACCTACACCCGTTCCTGCCAAGGCAATATTAAGAGTCTTGCAAGGTAAACCACCCTTAGTAATTTTATTAAAGAAGTCTAGATCAAATGGAATCTTTTCTTCCTTACGATGATAAAAATCATATCGTTCTTCAAAATCATCAATATAATCATGCCCAACATGATCATCAAAACAAACACCTAATGCCTCTTGAAGGATAATTGGAATAGCATCTCTAGATACATCTTTAGTTTTGCCTTCTGCAATTTTAACTGCCTCAAAAAGAGAGAGGTATACTGCCCTATCTTTACACCATTTCTCGGTCGTAGTAAGCAACCAATCAAAATTATAATCTGTCTCTAATAGATTTTGAAGATACTCAGATGCTTTCTTAAAAGATTCATCTGTAATATCTGTTCTTTTTTCTGTTTCAATAGTAAGAATTGAAGAATTAGGAAGTTCATTATACTTCTGCACATACTGATTGATCTCAGCAAATAAAATTTGCTCTACATAATCTTCAAAGTATTCTGGTTTAATAAAAGGTATAACCTTCCTACAAAAATTCTCATTCAGTATAAGATTAGAAATAATAACGGATTCAATTCGATCAGACATAGTGCAGATACGTTCCAATAATAAATTTGTCGTCACTGATAGCAGGTCTACCTGAATGTGGGAAACACCACAATGGTGGGAACACTAACATTCTACCTCTTTTTGCTTTCACTGTATAGTTACATGTATCAAATACTGTTTCTCCACCCTGCTTCATATCATTTAGATAAAAGAACATGGCAAGAAATCTTTTAGCACTATCATGATTACCAACATCAACATGAGTATCGAACCTATCGTCCGATCCTGCCTTATAACATTTTAACCGATATTGTTCTAATGCATTTTGATCAGGCCAAAAGTGTCCCAATCCAAGTTCCGTCATGTAAGTAACACAAATTTTATGTGTTCGTTCTACAAGAAAATCATGCACTGCATGAATGGGAGAGTCTGGCATCATATCAGCAGTATCAGTCAAGTTTAACTGTGTGAACGATGGTCGTCCATTATAATCAAACCTCTCATGGTATTGTGGATAATCAGCATATATTTTGATAAGTTGTTCACAAGTTTCTTCTGGAATAACCTCATCATATACTTTGATATAATCAGTCAGTTTCTTCAACATCACGAACGGTTGAGTTTCCGTATTTGAATTCAGTTGCTGCTGCGTCATCTAACTTCTCCATGATTTCTTGAGTAAAATATTTCTGAGGATCATTCAGAATTGTTTTGGCATAAGTCTTTACACCATTTATATCAAATCTACCTGCAGATTTAGAGAAGATATCATACTTCTCACCCAACTCTAGTAGACCATAATAGGGATCTAGACCACTATCATAAAATAGTCTAGTTTCTGCAATAGAATTCTCTTTAGTGAATCGAGATTTCTGTGCCTTACACTTAATAATATTACCAACTACTTCTGTTCCTTCTTTCTCTTTAGATTTAGATAGTTGGATAATTGTTGAAGCAGCATACTTGAGACCACTTCCACCACCCATTTCTTTTGTGGGATGATATGCACCAACAACATCATAGGTGTGATTAGTAACAAGCATAGGAACACCTGCTTTACCAAGTTTTAGGGTAAGAACTCTAAACACAGATTTGATAACCTGAGCACGAGTCATATCTCTAGTTTCTTTACCTGCTTCAGAATCTTCAATTTCTTTTGTAGTTGAAAGATTACCAAGAGAATCCAAAACAAACATTAATGGTTGCCGATCTTTTTGTTTAAGTGATAACAACTTATCAATAATACGAATTGACTGTGTACGAAACTCTTGCACTGTTACTACAGGAACAATGATCATACGAGTGGAATCAATACCACGTTCCTCAATCATCGACTTGGTAATAGCAGATTCTGACTCAAAATAAATTACACCAGCATCAGGATTATGCTCCAAGAAATGTTTTACAATACTCAAGCAAAAGAAAGTTTTACCTGTAGATGTTTCCCCTGCAATAGCAGTAATTTTGTTATTAGGAATTCCACCGTAAATAGATCCAGAAAGCAATGCATTAAAAATGTAACTGCCAGTATCAATGAATGTATTACAGTCACCTGTTGCTACACCATCAGAAACAAGAGATGCATATTCATTGTCAATCTCTTTAACGATATCTTTTAGAAAGTCCATATTATCCAAATAAGAATTCAAGTGTGTTCATATTCTCGGTCTTCCAACCGATAATATCCAAAATAGTTTTCAAGGGTTCGAGGAAACTTTTCTCAAATTGTACATCATAGTCTACTGATTTGTCAAGTGCCAACTCTTCTGGGAAAGTTTGTAGAAATGAAATAACATTTTCATTGATTTTATTAGGAGTTCTCAGCATAATAAATTTGATCTTTTCTCCATCTTGAATGATTGGATACTTATGTGTTAGTTTGTTTTTACGGATGTAAAAATTATATAGGAGCACCCCACGAACATGAATCGGGGTAGATTTAACATAGATTGTAGAGTTACTTGCAAACTTCTTGAGATTATTGGCACTCCGTGGAAATGCAATCTCTTCAACAGGAAGACTCTTAAATTCAGTTCTAAACTCCTCAATGAATTGAATAAGATCTTCATTAGATTTTGTCATGATAATTTTGAGAGCATCTTTAATCTTCTGCCTGCAGGGGGCAGGAGTAGAAGACTTGACTGCTTCAATACCCATGATCTTTAGTTTTGGTTCAGTGAATCGAACACCTTCAATATCCCAAGCATTTAGGATATATCTTTTCTTGGCAGTCCAGATACCTTTGTCAGCAATCGTTTCACGTTTCATGAACATCTTCTGGTCAAATGCATTCAGGTACTCTGCCAGTTCTTTGTAAGAACCTTCAATAAATTTTTCAAATTCCATCTGACACACCTTGTCAAGGAACGCAACAATGCGATCATTAGAATTCTCTCGTCCTCCGAATACCTTGTCAACAAAAGGACCCAGATTGAGGTAAATAGAATCAGTGTCAGCAGCAATAACATAATCTTCTCCGTCAGTTTTTAGAATTTTATTGAGATAGGCATTCATCTTATTCTCGATCCAACGGATAGACAACTGACCAGACAAAGTAATTGCCTCAGCATTTTGAAGATTGTAATACCTAAAGTATTGGTTTCCGATAGCACCATAAGCAGAGTTGAGTTGAATCTTTCGTGCCATCTGGATGTTGTTGAACTTAGCAATCTGTTTGACTAGATTAGGTTCCTTAGTCTTTTCGTATTCTTTTTTAGCATCCAACATCAATTTTTTATAGATGGTACGTTCATCATAGATGCGTTGCATCATCTTAGAAAGAAATCCCTGATAGTGTGTTGTATACATTGCACCATTGGCACAAACAGTCTCTCCATCCAGAGTGCTCAGATCTACTTTCTTTTCAAGAAGACGATCCACTGTTGCTGATGGATGACTTGTAGGCAAGAGAGTCTCAGGTCCGATGTTGTACTGCATAATCAGGTGAGGATACAGTGAGTTCAAGTCAAAACTGACAACCCAATTATACAAACCTGGGATGGGTTCCTTTACATATGCACCTGCATACTTTTCATCTTTATTTGGTGAACTTTTCTTGGGAGGAACAACTAGATTCTGCTCCTTCAGAAAGTTAAAGATGAGTGTGTCCCAAGTACGTACCTGAGAATATACATCCTCATAATTTACCTTGGCATCATATGCCATAGCAACAGCAAGTTCAATGAGTTTCATCTTGTCTTCCAGACGATCAACAAGTTCTACGTCAAAGATGTTGTATTCAACAAATCTTTGCCAACCGTTACGATAAAAAGCACTGAAGTTCTCAAACTCAGAGTGATCCAACTTGCGTTGACCGAGTTCGACAAAAGCAATATGATCTAGACGATAAGACTCTTGGTTTGTATAAGTAAACTTCTTGTACAAGTCAAGATAATCCAGGATAGACACTCCCAACAAATTATAAGAAATTTGCTTACGACCTTTGATGTAGATTTCATTCTCAGATATTTTATTCCAAGGTGACAAAGACTTTGCCCATTTCTCACCAAGAATCCTATTTGTGCGTCTGCAGATATATGGAATATCATACAGATTGCAGTTCCATCCAGTTACAATATCTGGCGTATTCTCTGCCCACCAACTAATAAAGTGTTGCATCATCTTGTGCTCATTATCACACAAATACAAATTGATGTGATTGGGTGCAGCAAACTCACGGGTTACCCAAGTGAATACTTGTTTAGTGTTGAGGTTCTTAATAGTAATACAAAGTATTTCTTCAGAGGAAGATTCAACATCTGGAAATCCGTTTTCAGATGCAACCTCAATATCAATTGTATAGATTTGCAGGGTCTGGAAATCGTAGTCTATTTGATTTGAATATTTGTCAGCAATATATTGATATACAAACCTTTCATATCCATGGACTTCAAATCCATCGATGTTATCATATTTTTTGATAAACTCCCGTGCGTCTCGTGGAGATTCAAACTTCATAGGTTTTACGTTTTGACCGTACAAAGTTTTATGTTTAGTCTCTTCTTTTGTAGGCACAAAAAGAGTGGGAGAAAACCCCTCTTTATAGGTGACAGGTTGTTTACCTTCATACCCACGATAGAGGATATTGTCTCCCACTAGTTCAACACTGGTATAAAAATTCATCAACTCCCTAGGCAACGATTGTACAACTTCAGGATGTCCTCCTTCGGATCCAGTATAGTAAAGATCGATTCGGTTGTCAAGAAGAGATCTCGTTGATCTGTGTATTTAGGAAATGGTTGAAGAATAGCATACTCGTAGACAAACCAATCTTCTTTGCCTGCAGCACCATCATCAACTTTTCTTTCTGAAATTAATACATGATCATTTTCAAATGTATGGGCTCGTCTCTTTAGATCCTCAGGATCGTTACCATATTCAGAGCATTCTACAATTTTATAACAATTTTGTAGAAAAAGTGCAGGTTCTTCATCCAGTTCAGTCAAAGAACCAATTAGATATTCATTCGGGTCCTGTTGTAGCAGTAGTACTTTCACTGTCATTGTTTTGTACCTCAAGAATTTTTGTGTAACGTTCTAGAATTTCTGGATGTGCATTGTACATAGTAACAATTTGATCCAATCGAATAAGAAATTCGTTTCCATCTGAGAGTGGTGCCCATGGCAAATATTGCACTTGAACATCACTCAACTTCTGCGGATCATCCGTTTCAATAAGAGCACGATCTGACTGTATGAATATCTGGTACGGATTAGTAACCATCAATCCAACAGTAATCTCACCATTCAGTGCTTCTTTTACATCAGAAATTACGTCCTCTCCGTTTACCAACCTTACGATTCTTACGCTCATACGATTTCTCCATTAATGTTTTATAAGATTCTTTGAATAACTCACCAATTGCTTTCCTTAAACTAATATTCTTTTCATATGCCAAGTCTCGTGCAAGAAACAAAATGTCATCCATATACTGACTAGGAACATCAAGATTTAAATTTTCGGTATCATCACACCCTGGTGGGCACAAATTTACATAATAGTTCATAACTATCCTCCATTATACAAACAAAAAAGGGAGGGGTCAAGCCCCATCCCTTTATTCTGTTTTGTTATTTTTATTTAGCACTTTCAGTTAGGAATTGTTTATCGGACACTCCTAGTATATCATATACTGTTCGTTTTTGGTGATCTGGAATAATTCTCTCTAGATCAATTGTCAGTAATCCATCTTCAAAACGTACATCTCTAACTCTTACGTCTTCAGATAACTGCCATGATCTTGTAAAACTTCTTTTCGAAACTCCTTTATGAAGGTATGTTCTTTCAGAATCTCGTTCCTCATTTTTAGAGGCAACTCTGAGAATGTTTTGTTCAGTAGAGACTTCGACCTCATCTCTCTTAAATCCTGCCAGCGCAACTTCAATTGTGAAATTACTTGAATCATGTTTGATTAAATTGTAGGGTGGGTAATTAATATTGTGCCCAGATAGAGCATCTAATCTGTGGAACACATCATCCAGACCTACAGTGTGTGGGGTGTACTCTTTCCAAAAGGTGTTTAGTGTGTTAGTGGTAATCATTTTACTTCTCCTTTAGTAAGCAAGAATTGGTGGTGGACCCCGAAGGCATCCAAAATCTATTTAGGGATAAATAGAAGTAGAACTGAATGTCCCAATTGGAGGATTGCCCCCCATGAAAAAGGTAATAACCGCACTTGCGGCAGCCTTTTTCGTTATGCCTACTGGTGTTGCTGCTGCTGAAATTACATCTAGAATTACCGACTCTGTACAACTGACGGTCCAAGGTGCTGCTGTTCAATCAACTAGGGTTGGAGCAGCATATTCTATTAGTGGCTCAAATGTGCAGTTCTCTGCACTTGGTATTGGTAATAATTCATTTGGTCTTGGTAACAATGGTGGATATGGAGATGCAACACCAAGTCTTACTAATGCTGGTCAAGCATTTACATTTTCAGAAAGCTATACTGCTGCTGATGC